CTCCACCTATGGCAATTGGATCTCCTTTGTCAAAAGGAAAGGCATTCCAGTTTCCAAACTTAGCAGCTAGAGAATCCCAATTGGGAAATCCGTTAGCAGCAGTAAGATCTGACCAGAGGATAGTAAATGCAACTTGGAAGTTGCCCATACAAGAGAGAGGGATACGATAGATTGCATAGTTATCTTCTTCAAAGTTTGTGATTAAGATTCTATCTGATGATCCTACAGGAACTAAGTTAGGTCTAATAGTTCCGTCTGATGGATAAATCATGTAAACGTCTCTGTCTTCATCCAAGAATCCAGAGAAGATCCCACTAAAGTTAGCTCCATCAATATCGTTGAATGCGAACTGAGGAAGATTATCATCCATACGATCAACTTGATATCCATCGCAAATAATCAAACCGCGAGGACTTGCAGCCATTGTTCTATTAAGATAGCTGATTACTGAGAACGCAGCTGAAGAACCACGGCTTCCATCGATCTTTTGTAAAGTGAATGGAGTAACATCATTGCCTGTGTATTTCAATATCCATGTAGCTGCTTCTGTAAAAAACAGCATATCATCACGGTTGAATGCAGCTCCAAAGAACCAAGTGTTATCTGGTATGTCAATAAATCCAGCTCCAACGGCTGTATTGTCAAACACATCACAGTTGGCCCCTGTTCCGGAGATTCTGATCCTTCTTGGGAATAAAGTTCCACCTTCGATAGTTTGGAAAAGAATTAATCTGTCTTTGTTATTAAAAATCTGTCTAGCATTTAGAGTCCCACCAGCAAAAGTAGGAGCAAAGTTCGTGATGTTTGTGCCGTCATATTGTTGGATTACATCACCAACAACTCCATTGCTAAATAAAAGCCTTGGCACGCTAGTTGCACTAGCATAGTTTACCCATGACCAGAAGTCTTTAGATCCACCTGTGTATGTTCCTGCTGGTAAATCTTGTAAAGTGTCTGTAGTAGGATCGTATCGGTTTACATATCTAGTATCGGCAACTATCAATTGCCGGACGTTGTTAGTAGGATAAAAACTCATAACTCCCATAACAGGAAGTCCTTGATGATAGCTATATGTCAATAAAACTGTTGAAGCTCCAGCAGGAGGCAATGTAAATGTGACTGAAACAGCTCCGGTTGTATAGTTAATCGTTCCTGTTCCATTGCCCGTAAAGCCACCAATCCCATTGTCTGTCAAGACTTGAACTGGATTGCTTCCTGTAATGACCACTCTTCCTCTAGCTACTGGAGTAGTAAGAGTCCAAGTGTATGTTGCGTTTATACCATTGATTGCTCCAGTAGCTGGGGCTACACTTGCTATTTGATGAACCATTCGGCTTTCTGTGTAGATAGACCGTATCCCATTAGCAAATCCAGAATAGCCATCTCTCTTGGTTGTAACACCTCGATAGACGTAACTATCAAACAGGTCGACAAAAGCATCATTTGGCAAAAGCCAAGGTTGAAGCTCTCTATCGAGACCAGTCGCATAGTTAGATATTAAATACCCTTGATAGCTCATTAAATCGACACCACGTTAATGTAATATGCCACTGTTCTAGCGCTGCTATTTCCGTTAACAACCCTAATATTGGACCCGCTAATCGAAATATCTGGTCGGCTTGTATTCGAACTTGCAAGTACTAAACCTGCATCTACGAATGAACCACCTGATTTGTAAAAGAGATAATATCTATAGAAGTTTCCAGCAGGAACTATGTAGTTAACGAATATCGTTCCCTGACTGTTATTCGGAATTGTATAGATAGTTCCTGATGTTGCATTACCAGCAAGAGCTACCGATCCGGTTACTTTTGTAGGTGTAGGACCTGCTGATGCAGGAGTAATTTGGTACTCAGTTCCAGCATCGTCCATATAGAAAAGCTGGACTAAACCTGAGACTGTTTTAGCATAAACCCTTCCAGTAGCTGCTAATGCTCCTGCTGGGGCTTGTTGGGTTAAATGGATTAGATTGTGATAACCATCATTAGCAGCGGCTGTCAGATTAAACTGATGGTCAGCGCTAATTATAGTCTGTAATCTAGCCATGTTAACTTGATTCTGTGCAGGATAAATCCCTGGAGAATCACTGTTTAATGGTACTGCTGGATTAAAAGTCATATCACTCCTTAAAAATCTGGTCCTGTTCTTTGTGAAGAAAGCTGATCCCAAGTACGAGCTAATACCTGACCTCGGTATCGTCTATAGACTTGGAAAACTTCGTTGTATTTATCCATCTCTCCAAAATCACTTAGGATGTCTAGAGAGGCTCCGTATGCAAGATAACGAGTAAGATAAGCATTAGGAACGTTGGCTAATATCGAACCAGCGTTAGTATTTGCTCCTCCTGCAAAGGAATAGTCGATCTTATAAGCAGCAATTCTCACATCGTAAGATTGATCAGGTGGACCTCTAAATGTCAGCTCGTTGTTGTAATACAACACATAAGTAGGCATCTGAGGAGTGAAGACGTTATTCCACGGCCATCTAGCATAGAATTGACCTGGATCTTCATACCAAAACAGGCGAAATGTATTAGGATTAAGATTTACGTTGCTATACGAGATGTAAGCTGGAGAATTAATAGTACTAAACCCTAATGCATCTAAATCCACTGGGTATGGATCTAAAGAAGAAGGATCAATCGTAAAGTCCCACCAAGTTTCATTTTGAAACAGGCGAACTTCTTGAGGATGCTCTTGCTGTAGAAAAGCATTCAGGTAATCAAACATGATTGGATCGGTAAAGGCCGGATCATTTCGGTCAACCCGACCTGTTACATTTCTCATGATTTGAATTACACTTGCCCCTGACTGAGGTAGTACTGGTCCAGTAGTTGCCATGGATAATCCTTATGAGAAGTCTAGTACGTTGCAAGAGAAGCGACTACGTTCGCCCACTTGTTTTGTCTCTGTATGTACTGCACTACCGTGTTCGCTTTTAACTTCTGCGAAGATAGGTACTGCTAGATTGTTAAGAAACTGAACAACAGGAATAGGTAACTCGTAAGTTCCACCAGCTTTTAACTGACCTTTCCAGTCAATTGCTCTATTTCTAACACGAACTTTTAGTACGTTTTCTGGTTGGTCAAATCTCTGAAACTTAACTTTAACTTTCTTGTGATAGCTCTCATCTGGAACCTTCACGTGCATCTTATTTCGTTCATGTAGGCATAGTCTGTTATGTTTCCTAACATGTGCGTTATAGACATCAAAATCAGCAATGGTTTCAAACTTGAATGTATCGAAGTCGAATGCTTCAGGTTTTTCTCTTCCTGGAATCTCAGCTCCTCTTAGAGTTGCTGCTTCGATTACTTCTGAATCTTTTTCTTTCTGTGATTTCTTCATAATTCCTCTGGTAAAATGGGTGGGGACATTTCATCCCCACCCTTATTAATTAAGCGACATCGCCTAGGTTGAAATAAGCGTTAAACTTAGTTGCAACAAAGTAGATAATGTCATTGTCTGCACCCATAACTGATGTACCCAAAGTTAGGCGATACTGGATCGGATAATCTTGAATAGAGTTTTGTGGGGCTGGGAAGTTAGATTGAGAACTAACTTGACCTAGTAAAGGAGCAATCTTTGTAACTTGGCCGCTAGATGAATAAGCGCCAATTACTGGAACTGGAAGACCGAAAGTGTCATACAAAGCGAATGTAGTCGCGGAAAGAACCTGAACTACATAAGTGTTGTTGTTTAACTGAGCGGCTGCTGTTCCAATGATTTTTGTAAGAACTACACGGTCAAAATCGGAAAGATTGTGATTCGTTGAAGTTGTTACTACCCCTGGAGTTGCGGTTGTGATACCGGTGATTACTAAATGTTCATTAGCAAAACCACCAGTCGTATTAGCAATCGTGACACCGTTTGTTGCTTCTAAAGTAGAAGTTAAAGTAGTTGTTCCACGGTTAATAATAAGACCATCCCCTGCTGGGAAATCTCTAAACCAAACACCTTGAAGGTTATTGTCGTTAGTAGCAAATTTAGTGTAGTTATACCATTCAAGCTTATCAGCCTGCCAAGGTAGAACTAAGTTGTATGCTGCACCTGCTGATTGCAGATATCCAGCATATGTATTCGTGACTTGACCGAGCTCTCTAAGCCCAGTGAAGACATTTAATGCATTTCCTATTGGAGCTGTCATATTTTCACCTATCCTTTTGTACTTCTGAGGTTTACACACCATGAGTCATCAAGAATCACTGATCCAAGACGTCCCTTCCAACCCATTGTCTGTCTTTGGTTCAATGGATCTTGTCCGGCTCCTAATGGCTTAATGATCATTTCCATCGACTGATCGTCGATCATGATTCGGCCATAAGCGTTAGCGGCAAACAGCATGTTTGAATAAACAGCTGGTGCTACGGATATGTCTTTGTAACCTTCTGAAGTCATAACGAGACGAACTTCATCACAAGCACCTAGCTCGGATTCAAGAACAGATTGCTGACGTGGGTAGTCGGCAGTCGCCAAGAAGTTAGCTAAGTTTTTGAAATCAGTTCTAAGATCGGTGGAAATAATCATCCAATAAGCTGCCCAAACTGGAGCAGTACCGAAGGCATTAGTACCTTCTTGGTTTGGAGATAACTTCTTACCGTTGTTCTCTGTGACGTAGTCTACAGCTAGTTCCAAGTCAGTAGTTGTTACTTCAGTAATCGCATTTCCGTTAACGCCGTTTAGGCAGTCGATTTGCGCACTTGTAGCAACAAGCATGTTACGAACGATCTTGTCGTAGGTACTTGCCATGTTCTGAGCAAGCATATCCGCGACTTCATTAGCGGTTTGATCTTGGACAGTGATGATCACATCGTCACTAAGCTCAACGACTTTACCGTACTGAGATACAGTAGCAGTGATATCGAACTTGGTAACTTGTTCAGCATTTGGCGTAACTCCTTCAGTTAAAGGCGTTAACGCATCAGCTAAATTGTCGAATCGACGAAAGATTGCGTTTCTGCTATTCTTCTGTGGAATTCGTCTTTCTTGAGCGAAATAGCCATAAACATAGTAAGGCTGATGACGATCAAGTAGTATGTTGTCGAAGAACAAGTTGACTTCTGGGTCTACTTGTACTGTCGTGGTTGTTCCTGCGGCCATTTTTCTCTCCTAGTCAAAAAATGTTTTGACAAGAGCGGCAAATTTTTTTTATGCCTCGCCTCGGAGCACCTTCTGTCGATATTCCCTAAACTCTTTTTTCCCCTGGATACTCTTCAGATATTCGGTCCCACTCGGCTGCGCTGACTTCCCGACTTCAACAGGAGATCTTGGCTTTTGAGAGTTCTCTACTATCCTTTTAGCGTCCACCGATCCAGTTCTCTGACGAGGTTTTTCCTCTATCAGATGCATGTAATCGTCAACGATTTCGCTGGCTCGGGCCAAGCGGTTTACGGCATTATCTACACTTGCTGCTAACCAAGGCTTCTTGTCCAAAATTGGTTTCAAATACGTGTTAATCTTTTGAACTGCCTCAGGATTCATATCTTGGTAGACCTGCTCAAGAATCTCTCTTTTCGTAAGAGCTTTCTCTTCTTTAAAAGACCCTTTAGTCACTAAAGCTTCTGGGTCTTCATCTTCTTCAGGTTCGACGTTTTTCTTCGCCATCATCTCCTCGTAAATCTTATTACGAGTTTCAAACTCCTGACGTTTCCGACGTTCGGCCTGTAAAGCAGCAAGAGGAACCATCTTAGGCTCTTCTTGATGTTGGTCCTGCGACTCGACTTCCACATGCTCGGAGACAGCAGCTGGATTGCCTTCTTGTTCTTCTATGGTCATAAAACTCCCTTTTTTCTACCGTTACTTCGGTAGCAAGATTGTTGAACCCGTATTTCCGCCGGTTACACGGATGGACTTCCCTAAAGTGGGAAAACTTAACATGTCCCCTGGGTGCATGACCCAAAGTAAAGTTTTGACACCACGTCTATTGTCCACTTCATAGACGAAGCTCTCTTTGATGATTCCAGGCTTTTCATCGCACGCCTGTAAAAACGGACGGACGATATCTTTGCCTTTCTTCTTCTCGATCTTTGCTTTCCCCAGAATCCAATACTTATCCTTATGACGGTTGTCATTCAGGATCTTTTCAAGCAAACCGTTAAAGTGATTGGTAATTCCTTCTCTTGTTTCGATATGCTGTTGTAATTGATGCTGAGGAGAAGTAATTAGCATGGCTGTCCTCGTAGACTTTCTTTCCTTGCTTCTTCTTCTTTCGCACTCATTGCTTTCATGCGATCTGAGTTACCATATCCAGGACCGATAGAAGATCCTTTCTTTGGCACGCTCATTGGGTTGCTTTTTGTGCTATATGCACCGAAAGCGTTTGCACCTGCGGAGCCTTGTGGTGGCTGATAACCAGGGTTATTTTGTCCACCATATGTCTCCATACGTGGCATCATCTTGTTAGATGTAGCTGTACCTTTAGCCATATGTTTATCCTATTGTTTAAGGGCTTCTGCCCGTTTCATGTCCTTCTGCAATTCGACTTCCGTCTCTTGCTTCTCTTTCTGCCGAATGTCGGCAGCGAGCTGTAAAACCTCGACTAATCGTTTTCGAGGTATATCTTCAATCTGAGCAATCGTCTTGGCGTTATCCAAGAATGCTTTTGCATGGTTTTGAGTAACCTCAGATTCACGTTCCTTAGCCAATCCAATATCTGCAAGTACACGAGCTCTACGCTCTTCAGCCAAGGCTGTGGATTGATTAACTGCTGCCATATCAAGCAACTTCTGCATCTGTGCTGCTTCTTGTTCTACTTGGGCTGCTGCTTGTGCTTGCTCTTGTTGTTGCGCTAAGATTTCATGGAGTTTTGTACTTCCTTGGAGCGGCGCGACTTCGAGGATTTTATCCCAAGGAATAGGGGCCCCAAGAGCGACGAGTTGAAGTAGCTGATAGTAGTAAGCTTCGCGTTGCGTTGCTGTTTTAACGGCTTGTTTGATGGCGCAGTCATATTCCTCGAATTGTCCTGAGAAGAATTCTTCAGTAGGTTCTTCACCAATGATTCTTGCAATCTTTCCAGGTGAATATTGCTTCTGAATGCATTCTATGATTAGTTTTCCTAAGTACTTTTTACTTTGCTCAAGGTTATCGAAGATACCTCTATTCCCTTTGAGGCCGTTTGAGGCTCGCACTTCTGCGAGTTTCCCTGACACTTGTGAGTCGCCAACAGAAGAAAGACCAAGGAGCTCATCAGAAGCGCCTGGGATTTCCATGATGTTTTTGTCGATAATATCCTGGTACTGTAAGTACCCAGGAGGTATGTTTGGAGCAGAAATCTCTCGTACATCAGCGTTAACATCATAACCCTCATTTACAACGATTTGTTTACCTTGACCAGCTTGCATAAGCATGTTCGGATCTAGTACAGCTCCGTTTTTAGTAATCCAACCTGTATTGATAATAGATTCCATAAGGTCTATAATCTGGCTGTGACGTCTGTTGTACTGCCTTTGAGCATCTCTAACGGATCTAACGATGCCCTGTATTTTTAACTCGAACGTGTCTATTAATGGTTCGTGGTAAAGCAACACTAGGATGAAAGGGTAGGTGTCAAGGCCAGTTGGATCAGGTCCTGTATAAAGTAGTTGACCAGATACGATGATGTTTAGTTCTACAGATCTCTTGTGTGAGTTGATAAGTTGAAGTCTAGGAGGTAGATTCATTTCAGCTCTTCGTGCCGACTCTTCTCTGATTTGAGCTTTCAATGATCTTTCTTCTTCCCTATCGCCATTCCACTCTTCAGTTACACCTGTTTCCATATCAACAAGG